CTAATTACTAAAATAGCACTACTTTCTTCTTAATTAACCTCTAAAATTTGTATAAGAAAGCAAGATCACATCTTAGCTTTAAAAATCATAAAGTTCATCTGCAAGATATTCAATATCATGCAAATAAGCTTCATATGTGAGAATTTGGGGTATAGATGGCAATTCATCCTGAATCTTAACTATACCATTTTTAAGTTTATCATACTCCTCACGTCCATGATAAACAATTTCACGAAAAGCCGTCTCAATATTGGACATTAAAATAACATTAGGATCAATAGTATTTCTAGTCCAATTTAACATTTCATAAATAACCTCCATTTTAAGTGGAGCAACCGTGCGCTGCAATTCCGGACAAAAGCGAAATCCCCTCTTCAGGAAGAAAGTATCTTCCAAAATACGGTATTTCACCATCTTTCCAGATTTCGACTCATCGGTATACTCATGCTTCATTTCGGCCATAATAACACTTATAGTCTCTTGATTAAAAATCTCAATAACATCCTCAGATATATTCAATTCATTATCATCGCCGTAAGTAATCATTGCGACCAGTTTACGAAACCACTTCATAGAAGCCATTTTTGGACAATCGCGTTTCATTATTCTAATCCAAGCAATACGCATAATAATAGAATTATATAAACAATTAATAATAACAGTAAATGGATTACCAGAAGGCTGAGAATGAGTCCACATATAAACATTATCTCCATAGATATGAACAGAATGTACCAAATGTGACCATAAACCCAAACAAGTTTTCAATACACGCATGCCATCCTCAGTAGAAAAATCCGTAAACTGTTGTAGCCAAGGTACAAAAATGTCCCAGAAAATTGACCACAAAATTTGTGCAACCAAAGAACCGTCAAAATTACCAAAATCTCCAGCAATAACACATTTTCCTTTAGAACGCATGCGTTTGGCAATTCGCTCCCAATCCAATGAATAAACATTGGTACCAACACCAATCTCATTGTCAATGCGATTGTGCATAAGCCAAGCAGCAAATGGAAGAAAATACTTTCTGAAAGCCACAACAAAATGCTGTGGGCCTGCAGAAAAGACACGAGTCTTACCCACATCCACTTTAGCATTTTCACGACGCTCATCTTTGAGTGTATCTATAAAGAAAACATTTGAAATCTTTCCATTAGAACAATCATCAATGAGTTCATCAACATCCGCACGCAATTGTTTAGCTGCCATACTATCAAAGTCAAATTGTTCATTCTTACCCATCCATTTGGTCTTTCCAACCGATCCTTTATTTGTCAAAGTATAGGGAAAGCCAGGAGACGTGGTACGATTAATAGCACACATAAAATCATCATCTTGTGTACCTCGCACAGCTTCTTCATACGTCAAAATACGCTGGTACTTGGCTTTATCCAACATTGTGTTGAATTGTCCAAGCACAACTTGCGCAACATCTTGAGCAGCAGATTGAACTTCCTCATTCGATAGAACAGCGGTCTCAACACCACATTTCTTCAAACCATTCAACAATGGATCATGCAACCTTCCATCAATTATCGTGGGTTTCAAAATTGCAGGACGCATAAATGGTTCCGTCAATTTTCCTTGTATACATGAAGGTATAATAGAAGATTTGGTCGCCTGACCAACCTTAGCATTTGCTCTACCCAATGGACAAAACAAACCCTCAGGAACGCCAGCCTCCACAAGTGGGTCAACAATTTGTGGCATTTCATAATAAAATTGAGCGCTAATATTCTTCAAATCGCGAGCAGCCATTCAATCACAAGCACCATTCAAAGCCTCTTGTGTCAAAGGACAAGCAAAACCATATTGCTCATTTGAACCAGCAACATGCATACCTATAATTTTCCTTTCCATACGATGGTTATACAAACCAACCAATGAACCACAATCACCAACTTGAGTTGGCGCATTGTATTCATAACAATCACGTTGAGTATAACTTTCGGAAGGATAATCATAACCATCCTCGGGATAATATATAGTAATAGCTTTATCCATTGGTCTAATTTGTTGTAACCATTGATAAGCACAATGCAATTCTCCCCCATTTTCATGGAAAGTTGCAAGTGTGCCCACAAATTTGCCATTCAATTTGCCCTGGTCTTCAACCTTAACAAAATGTCTAACCAAATCACGATGTGGGTGACACATACGACTGTGCAAATTCACAACAACACAATCACGCAAATCACCATTTTTTCCAATAAGTCTTTCACAATTTGAAGTTAACTCAAAACCATTACCATTACCAGTCAAGAAATGTGAAACGGGAATTTTAATAATATCTTCATATTTAGATTGAGAAAAACATATAATGTGATCTGGTGCCAATTTACGAGCGTACCATGCAGTCAAAAAGTGATAGGGTATCACAAAAGTCCACCCGCGAATAAAAGTACAATTACCAGAAGGATAACGCACATCATTGCGAAAATAAGACAATCTATAAGTATTCTTTTGCAGGATATCAGTAACCAAAATATGTGCAGCCTGATCACTACATCCTTGAGAAGCTATGGTTTTCTCTAACTCATCATCTATTTCAACACGTTTAATAACTTGTCGAGCAGTCTTTGAATCACCAGAACTACCAACCTCTGTCGCAACCTTGCCAGAAAACCAAGATTCTACAATTCGCTTGGAAGTTTTAGAAGTTTTAGAATCACCAGACACACCAACTTCGGCAACAGCCTCTGAATCAAGAGTCTGTTGAAACCAATGGTACATGGCAAATCCAGATAAAATAACACCAACAAAGCTCAACGCTGAAAGGTAAGGATGTTTACACACTATATCAACAATCTCTTTACTCAAACGCGACAGATATTCAGCCGTAGCAGCAAGAACGTCATCAATTCTAGTAATAAAAGTCTGCCACTTATTAGGTTTACCACTCCTCTTAAAATCTACATATTCTGAAAATAACTCATCATCTAATGCAAATTCAGCTTCTATATCAACCAAGGTTTTACCTTCAGTTAAAGCACGAGAAATAGTATCACAAAACCAATCATGAGTATACAAAGAAGTTTTACAATCATAAAATTCTGGATTGATCTGCGTTTCAATACGGGTTGCATAAGCCTCCAAAAACTTCAGTTTTTCCAATGATTGTTTCTTCTCATGCCTCCACATATCACATATACGAGTCATGAAAGTCTTATAATCTATTGGAGCACCGACATCCACCCAATCTGTATCACTTGAACTGTCTTTAACAGTTTTCTGAAACTCATAAATACTAAGATCAATTGGTACATCAGGATTCAACTTAGATTTATCCAATTTCCTATAATAAGTTCCGGAATTCTGTTTTGGCACCACAAGAGCATATTCCAATTTAGGTCTAACCTTATAGCAATTTTCGCCAATACGATTGAAGAATGCCTCAGGATATGTAATAGACTCCAATTTAACATTCATATCATTAGTTGTGTACAACATCAACTCTGCAGATGAAAAAGTATTCTTATCATGCAAAGCAGCCATGTGCAAATGTTGAGGAAAAGTATTACAAGAACGTATAACTTCAAAAATCTCCGGATTTGGATTAGCTTTATCATCTTTCATTTGAAAACCATCGTCATAAATAACAATCTTTTGTCCCTTATAACCATCCCAAAATTCTGTTTCAACCTGTCTACCATACACTTGATGATGAAAATCTTCTTTCTTCATCAAACCCATGGCTCGCAAAACATCAATACACAAAGGATAAACCATTTCAGTCTTACCAACACCAGATTCCCCAACTAGCCAAAGACAAATAGGTCTCATACGAGGCCCACCACCCTTAACTGGGGAACTAGACACATATTGATACAATTCACGTGCAGGTAACAAAGTCACTGATACCAACCGTTGCATTTCACGATCCAATAAAGTATCTGCTTGGTATTTTACACCACGCTTATACAAATCTTCAACCTTATTTGCAACAGTTATATCAGTATCAATTTTATTACGTTGTTCCAAATCAAGATAATGACGAACTTCCTTAGCCCACTCGTGAATCTCAGCATACAAACCATTTGCACGCGTCAACTCTTCACGAGTCTTGCCAAGAACCATCATTTTAATATAATCATTAGCCATATTAAAATACTCAGAACACCAATCCATCATTTTGCCCATACCAGAAAGAGACTTAGGAATTCTATCCAGTCTCAAAATATAGGTATCCCAATCCTGTTTACCAGGAATTTTACCTATACAAAAGAATGCCATAAAAGCAAAAATCAATTTACCACAGGTATGAAAATAGGGATGATACACAACTTCCTCTGCAGAAATTTGCGCTTGTGTCCTGGTACATTTTTGTTTAAGTTCCAAAACCAATTCAACAATCTTCTTATCTAAACCATAAAATCTAACTATAAAAATCAAAATAATAATCAAGGCAGTACGATACTTTTCCCATGTCATTAATAATCTAACAATTAAAAGTAAAATAACTAACTTAACTAAATCTTCCTTAATATTAGCGGTTTTATCTGTAAAATTTAACATAGTAGCCTGAATATTTGACTGTATGGTAGGTAAATTATTCTCCAGAAAATCACAAATTCTATTAAGATTTCCATTTAATTCACCAGCTTGCAAATTGGTATCACGAACAGTATCAAACAAACCTTGAGTATAAATTTTATTTTTCTTAATCTGTTGTCTCAAATGTTTAATCAAAGATTTTATTTTCTGATCTTTTCGTTCAAGCGCCTTTTCCAACCGTATACATCTAGGGTCGTTATTTCGAATATATA